TCGACCATGTGCTGGGCGTCGGCGTAGCCCCAATCTGTGGCCAGCGTGTCAAGTTTCGTGGACATGAAGGGTAATCTCCCCGGGGTTGGTGATTGTCAGGGTGACAGCTGTGGCAACGGGAACGTCCCGGCCGGTGATGTCGATGATGGGTCTCTGGGGCTTGCCAGAGATCTTGCGCTTACCCTCGGGGTGGAGGGTAAAGACGTTGTTTTCAAAATTGTATCGGAGCGGGGGTATGAACCCGGCCTCTTGAAGGAACTTGCCCTCGATCCAGAGCCGCGGCTTGCCACGGTTCTGGCCGATCTTGTTGGTGCGCTGGGTCATAGGATCAGAACCTCTGGATCGAGGTTCTCGAGTTGGCAGATGAGGTCGCGGACGTTCATGGTTTATCCTTTCAGATATTTGAGGGCGGTGTAGGGCTCGATCGCGACCCGGATTTGGAGGTTGTCGGGGTCGTTCTCAGGGCACCATGTGAAAGCGATCCAGCCAGCGGTGGCGAGGTAGGTCCCGGGCCGTTCATTCATGTTGGCCCGGATCATGTCCCGGATGTGGTGGGCGGAGGTGCGACCGAGGGGGTTGAGGATCTCGAGGGCCTCGGCGGTCTGGGCCAGCGTGTCCTCGTCGATGGGGAGATAGCAGCTCATGTAATGACCTCCCCCCAAATTTTGAGTTGCAGGTGCTCTGGGATCAGGGGCCGGAATGGTTGGCCCGGTTTCCATTTGTGATCGTGAATTGCTTGGAGGTTGTTGATCTCATTGACGAGAGAGGTATATCTCAGATCCACCCCCGTGGAGGCGAAAATGGATTCCAGGACCTTGGGATCCGACACTGGAGTGCTGAATTTGTCCGTGACTTTTTCGTAATGCTCATCGGCGATCATGTGGCCGAAGAGACATTTGGTGCCGTGGGGGCCCCGGTACTGGCACATGTCTGTGTTGGGGTTGATGGACTTCTCGGTCTGGGACTCGAGAGCGGCGATTGCGGTGTCGAAGAGTTGGTCGATGGATGTCATTGGACATCTCCCCAAATTTTGAGTTGCAGGTGTCCCGGGATCAGGGGGCGGAATGGGTAGCCCACTTTCCAGTCGACGTCGTGAATGTCTTGGAGGGCCACGAGGTCTGCCGCTTTCAATGTGTCCAGCAGGTCCACACCGCTGGATTCTCTGATGAGCTTCAAGATAACATTGGACCCGATGGTCTCTGTGTTCATAGTGTCGGGTACAGCGTCCATCATGTGGCCGAAGAGGCACTTGGTGCCGTGGGGGCCATGATACTGGCACAGGTCCGTACCGGGTGTGCTGGACTTCTCGGTCTGGGCCTCGAGGCCGGCAATGGCGGTGTCGAAGAGTTCGGAGATGTTCATTGGATAGGTTCCTTTCTGAGGAGAGGGGAAGGAGAATTGCGTAAGTTACGCAATTCCTTCTTCCATTTCGGCGTGGGTCCCCCAAGCAAGGTTGGGGACGCGATTGTTGGTTTTGTCCCCATCCAGATGACGGACACAGGGTTTGTTCTCTGGATTAGGGATGAAGGTTTCGGCCACGAGCCTGTGGATCCGGCGGGATACAACCCGCTGGTGCTCGACCGATATGGAAACCACCAGATACCCGTCTTTGGATTTGGAGCCTTTGCGGAGTCGAGGCTTCTTGAAGAATAGGGTAACGACATCCCCCCGATCACTGATCAAATAGTTCGTGAACTTTGGATGAGGCAGTAGTTGACGGTCACGGCTCAACACCGATAGATCGACTTCATTTTCAGCAGGCATTGGCTTGGCCCCACTGTTCGGCCATGGCTTGGGCTAGGCCCGGGAAGAACTTGGAGCGCAGGGCTGCGCGATCGGGTCCGGGTGACGCATGGTGGACGGAGGACCGGGCTTGGGTTCCGTCCAAGGTGCCGGTGGGTTGGAGCAGGGGCAGATTGCGGAGCCAGAGGCAGGTCCGCTTCTTCTCGTTGTCTGGCCCCTCTGGGTCCGTGCCAAATTGCCAAGGCTGCACGGATTGAGAGTGAGGCTGGAAGTTCTCGATCCGGGCCTTGGCATGTTTGTGCATGACCGGGTTCTCCACCGCGACACGGGGGATGGTGGTGTTCCACACTTTGGAAAACAGCTCCGCGCCTTGGTCCAGTTCGGCCCACATTTCTTCAAGGGTCCGGCCCGGGGGCGGGGAGGAGAGCCAACGGACCCCGGAGTTGCACAGCCGGGTACACGGAGGGTGCATCACGGCAAGGAAATCCCAAGAGCTGTCTTCCATGACGTCAAGGATGTCGCCTTGGATGTGACGGTTCGAGGGGGTGTCGGCGGGTTTGATGTCGCAGGACCATGCGTCGTGGCCTTGGGCCAAGAACGCATCACGCACGACACCGCTGCACTCGCAGCCAATGAGGACCTTCATGAGCGGGGTCCTTCGATCTGGTTGCTGGCAAACCCGGATTGGAAAGTTTGCAGCAGGGTGACGTCGACCCCGGCCGGGGCCTCGTCGATCAGCTTCCGCAGATTGGTTTCAAAAATCTGACGTTCGCGCTCCTCTTCCGTGGGCATGGTGTCTAGGAGATGGTGTGCATCAAGGAAGAGCTGGTCGAGGGAGGTGTGGTTGAGGCGGGTGGCCTCGTTGATGTTGTCGCCGTACCAGTAGATCTGGTACGGGGATTCGGTGGCAGGAGTGACGAGGAGGTGGGCGTCGATATAGGGCTGCTTGCCGAGTGTGCTGACCAGTTTGGTCTGCAGGGCCAATACTTTATTGGGCAAATTCATAATTATCTCCAATCTCTGCGATCAAGGACTCGAGGCCATAGAAGCCCCAGCATGAGTCATCTGTTTCATTGTTGGTGAATCCGTAGACCTCACCATTACTCCACGAGGAGAACTCCTCGACTTCCGAACGGAGGATCTCGAGGACCCGATCGTGGAGCTTGGGGCTTATCCGTTTGACGTTGAATTCTTTGCGGACGGTGGACCGGTACACGTAGATGTATCCCGTCTGGCCGCTGTCCCATGGGCAGTGGAAGGGCGTGGTGCTGTAGGCCACGCCCGAGTGCTGGTAGCGGTACACAGGGAGCATGATGGCGTCGTGTGGGGGGTTGTGAGGGTCTGGGGCCTCATCGCCCCCATACCCTAGGATAGCGAGTGTCCCGAGGTGGTCGAACTCCTGTCGGGGGTTCATGGAGTCTTGATCGAAGTGCACGATGAAAGTCACGGGCGTGTCTCCTTGTAAAAGGTGTGGCCAGAAACGCGGCCGACAAGTTGAAAATCTGGGTGTCGCGTCCAATAGGGCGCAGGGCCACTGTAGAAGTGGGTGGCCTCGTTGATGGGTTGGGCATCCCATGCGATCATCAGGGCCGTGTAGAAGGCCTGCGTGTCGGTCACTGGGGGTGGGTCTGCGGTCCATGCGAACTGGCGGGGCTGGTAGACCACATCGCAGACGTTGTCGGGGTATAGGGGGCTTGCTACGCGGTTCAGCGTAACAGAGGCGACCAGCTCCTGGCCTGTGATCGGCTCCCCTCGGGCCTCGTGGTAGATATTGAGGGCTAGGCATAGTAAAAGCATCTTGAGTTCCTCTCGGAATGTTACGCAATCTTGGGTTGTGGTCGTGAAATCCTCTCGGATCGGGGTCGTGGTCTAGGGTCTTGAGTTCCTCTCGGAATGGAATTGCGTAACTTACGCAATCTTGGATCGGGGTCGTGGTCGTGGTCGTGAAATCCTCTCGGATCGGGGTCGTGGTCTAGGGTCTTGGTCGAGATAGGATCTTGGACGGGGGCCAAGGGAACCTATTGTCACGCGAGACAGGCCAGAGTACTCCGGTGGCCCAAGGGTGGAACAAAACCCACACCGGACCAGACTGGCCTGTCACGGATGACAATTTCAAAAGCGGGATAGAAGAGAAGTGAAATTTCTCTAACTAAAATATTTACTTTTCCCAGCAATCTCCAAATTCCCTTCCTCTCTTTACTTCTTTCTTTCTATCCCACTTTTAAGAAAGAAAAATAAGAAGAGATTGCATAGAAACGTCCAAAGTTCGATTTGAAATCAATGGGTTATACCCCGCTGAATGCGGACCCTACTGGCCAAGGGCCAAAATCTACTTGACAGGCAAAACCGACGCCCAAGGCCCTAAGCCATTGAAAAGAAACAATGCAACTCTCGCTTGCACAAACTCCAAATCACTCTCCCACCCCAAAAATAAGGCCGAAAAGTCCTTTATTATGTTAACTCCGTACCCGCTACAGGTTGCATTTGCCGAGGCCCACACAACTTCTTAGGAAACAGCCTTCTTCTTAAAGCTGCAAACGCCCCTCAGCCCTCGCTCGTAGGTAGGGGTCTCAGGGTGGCGGCATCGACCCCTAAGAGGTCCATCAGGGGCAGGATTGCCTCCTTGGACTTGATCCACACGAGGACTTCTTCGGTCTCGTAGAAATTTTTGCGGATGGAAAGTAGCTGCCACATGGTTTTGGCTCCCGGAAAAATTGCGTAACTTACGCAAAAACATTTTCAAATTACTGAGGGTCGCGTTCTTAAGAAGAAACCTCGCGGGCCTACACGTAGACGCGCGTATATAGGCCCGGGCCTAGGCGCGGGCGCGGGCGCGGGCGCGGGCGCGGGCGCGGGCGCGGGCGCGGGCGCGGGCGCGGGCGCGCGCGAAGAAATAGTGACATTTTGATCACACCGATCGGTGTGATAAAAATATCACCCTAGGCGTGGCATTTCTGCCACGCCCCATGGGCTTGTGATTCATCCAACCATTGCGGGAATCGGGCCGCATGTTTGCACCTTGCTCTCTGCCAGCGCCTCGGACGTGCTGGCTACCATGCCTTCCAAGCGCGGGATGTCATCGGCCGCATCCGCGACCAATTGGTCAAAGGCATAGAGCAAGGCGCTTGGCTTGCCCGCCTGAACAATAAAGTCAGCCATTGCCTTGATTGCCTTGGCGCTGGCTTGATCGGCGTGGCCATGCGCGACAACACTAGCAAGCAAGGCAATGGCGTCATCTATCGCGCTTTTCGCGCCTGACTTGGTATCCATGGCAATGGTTGCTTGGCTTTCGTCAACGTCCGCGTCCGCGTCGGTCACGTCAACCGATTCAGGTGCAGGTGCAGGCGCTTCTGCAGGCGTATCAGCGTCAAGGGCCGCGCTATATGCCGCCTTGATGCCAGCCATGCTATCAGCGCTTGCACCAGTCACCATTGTGAAAAGGCCAGTGTCGGACTCAATCGCCTGACCTACGGTCAGCCCCGCAAACGATGTAACAAGGCGGTTACAAAGGTCAGCCACGTCCTTGCGCATAGCGGCGTCGTCCCGCAATGCCTTTTCATTGCCTGCCACGCCTGCCAGCAAGGCAAAGGCTTTCTTGGCAACGGTCACTACCTGACGCGTCCGGTCCGCGCCGGCCGTGGCTTCAATGGATACTTTGAACGCCTTGAACGCCTTAGGCGTTTTGCCAGATACGGTTTCAATCCACTCGCCGGGGTTATGCGCGCCCCAAAGGATCATAGCGCAGACCGCTTGAACGCTGGCTTTGGACGCGGATTCGATATGTGAAGCGGTATAGGCGGTCAATGCGGTGGTTGTTTGCTTGTTGGTCATCTTGTGTTCCTACTTGGATAATTGCGCAACTTGCGCAGTTTGGGTGCGGCCCTAGGGCCAATGGGCAGGCGCGGGAGGTGTTGCAAAAAGGACACACTGCGCCCTAGCCACCCGGCCTAGTCCAACCATACCCCCTATTTTGACCAATCGGCAACGGCTTTAGCCTGCTATGCCACTGACATATCTCAATAATTTTTGAGTTTTGCCATGAACCACAATAAACCAAAAGGGGCCCCGCAGGGCCCCTCTTTCCTCAATCCACGTCCCTCAGCTCATCATCATACCGCCCCTTCTCTATCAACAACCACTTGAGGTATTCCCGCCACTCGCCGCGATCGATCGCGACCACTCTTCCATTCAGCCGTTTGCAACTGTGAGCCCGTCGTAGAATGCTTCCTGTGCTCCCACCTGCGTCCGTTCGAGGACCAAAGAGAAGTTCTTCTCGCTCTGCAGTTCCCGCATCATCCCCCTGAAGTGCCTCGAACCCACAGGCCTGGCACCCCCCGGTCCCAGACAGAAGCTCCAGTACTCTTTGTACAGCTTGTTTTCGGATGTGCGGCCCAAGCTCTCCCCGACCAAATGCAGTTTGGGCGAGGTCTCGATAAAAAAACGTACTGAATTGTTCGCCTGAGCGATCTCCTCTATCAACTGGGTGTGGCTGGCCGGCAGGGTGTATTCATTGGTGTCCTTCAGACGGGCCATGGCCTGCACCGCCCACGCAACAATGGCCTCCCGCTCCTCGGCCACGATCGTCTCCCCGATGTTGATCTTGCGGGTCGACGCCTTCACCGGATGATTGAACTCGAAGATCAGCCAGCGGCGATTGAACCCCGCACTGGAATCCTCAGTCTTGGGCGTGTGATTGGACGCGAACCAGTGGGTGCAGCGCGGCCGGAACTTGAAAATGTCCCGCCCCTTCAGCTGACCGGACATCTCGGCCCCGTCCACGATGTCTTTGAACCGCATGCCATCGATCTTCTTCTTCTCCGAGAGCTCCCCGCAGATGTTGATCAGCTTGCCATGCATCTGGGTGGGCAAAAAGCGGTCGGCCCAGTCATGCGGGGGCACAAAACACTTGGCATCATCGGGCACAAGGCTCTGAGCGATGGTCAGCAGCTGACTTTTGCCACTCTTGGCCACGCCCTTGAGCAACATCACCTTCTGGTAATCTGGCCCCATGCCAAACAAAGTGACGCATAAACCCTCCTGAAGGGCCGCTATTTTATCCATTTTGTCGACATCTTTGCCCCAACAACCGTCCAAAAACTCGAAGAATTGGTGCGATTTGCCGCTCAATTCGGGCAAATACCGGAAGGGAAGGGTGTAAACCATGCCAAAGTCGCTGTTATGGGGCACCAACTCGAGCTCTTCGTTCAAGAACCCGTTGGCGAAGTTCACCCCCTGCTGTGGATCCCGGCAAATACCCTCTTCGGCGAGGTTCAGCATGGTCGCGTAGATCCCACGGTGATCCGAGTGCCGCCGCGCGGCGTCGAGGTGCCCATAGTCCCGGGCCACCCGCGCCATCAGGTCCGCATCCTCCATCTGCTCCCAATGAGAGCCGATATACTTCCAGATCGAGCCCCCGTACCGGCGCACCTCGTGGATCTGCTCCAGATCCTCCAAAACGGCCTTGGCAATCTCGCTGTGGTCCTGACCGGCGATGTCCCCCGACCGCAGCTCACGCATCCGCGCCCGCAACGCCGTCATCTTCAGGCGCAGGCCCGAGACATCGACGATATACTGCATCAGCCGCTCTTCATCCAACTTGGACAGCGTGGCGTGACGCGCGATCCGCTCCAGGATCTTCTCCACCGCATCGGCGCGGCCCTTGGACTCCACCGCGTGGGCCTCAAACTTGCTCTTGAGGAAGTCGATCATCTCTTCGAACGACCACTCCTCCTGATCCTTGTCGAAGTCGACGCCCCACTCGACCTTCATCTGCTGCGTCATGCCTTCATCCCAGCCTTCTGGCAGGATCCGGCCCTTCTCCAGCACATCCCGGCGCAGGAAGCGCAACAGGTTGTCGACGTGCTTTGGCGCTTCCATGTCGTCGCCGGCGACCTTCTCCACGAACTCGCTCTCAAAGGACCGCAGCATGCCGACCGACTCGATCAGGCACCGCTCCCCGCGCAGGACCGCATAGGCAAACAGGCCGGCCATCTCCGTCAGCGTGACATCCCGGCTCCCCTTGGACACGAAGTCCGTCGATTTGCTGCGGCCAGAGACACTCAGCTCCACCCCGGCCTGTCGCAGGCTCTCGCGCAGGATCTGCTCAATGTCCTCGGGCAGGATCGGCAGTCTGTCGAGCACATCCACCAGCTCACAGTTGGCGACATAGGGCTTCTGCGTCGTCGGGTGGATCGAGGGCGGGATCACCACCTGCGTCCGGTCCGACAGGTGCTCACAGATCGTGTCCCCTTTCGAGTCCTTGATCCGGAAGGTCCGGACCCCGCACCAGCGGTAGGCCAGCACCATCCCCTTGGCCCCGATCCGCTTCCATGGGGAATGCGGCAGGATCTGTTCCAGCATCTTGATCAGGTTCAGATCCTCGGTGTCGATGTCGATCATCACCACCCCGGACTGCTGGCCCAGAACCAAACCGATGTTCCCGGTCGCATAGGACTGCTGCCACTCGGCCTGCTGTTCCGGCTCCACCGCGTGGTTGTGGTAGCGGGACCAGTCCAGCGGGATCGGACGCTTCTCGCGGACATGCAGCGGGATGACCGGCATGCCTTTGGCATAATAGGGACCGCTGGTGTTGGCGAAAATTGTCTCGTTCATGCTGTGTGCTCCATAATGCGGGCGCGGACTTGGGTGATCTGATCAGGCTCAAGGGTCTCTTCCATCACCGACAGAACGGTGGCGTAGAACCGGGAGACCTGACGCACATTGTGCGCCCGCTCCTGCATGGCGATCAGCTTTTCGAGCAGAGAGGTTGAGGTCCGGAAATAGCTCATCCGCTCCGAGTGGTCGGTGGCCGAGAAGTTCTCTGAGGCCTCCTTCAGGTTCTTGAACAGGCTCGTGGTCTCAGCCACCAGATCGATGTCGGACAGGTCATCGCTGTGCACCACATCCTCTTCACCTCCCCCCGCCCCGGCCTTCCGGAAGATGTCCTTGAACTCCTCCGGGTAGGTGCATTCGTCGCTGTCCAGGTAATCGGGATCCACCAAGACGTGTTCCCGGATCACGCTCATCGCCCAGAACACATTGTCCTCAAGCGGGGGATAAAATGTCTTTTCCATGAAATGGTCCCTATTTTGAGTTCAGAAATTCGGAGACCCAGTCGCAGGCAAAACCAAGCTCACGGGCCCCCTTCATCGCATCACGTGCCAGTTTTACGGTGCGGCTGGAGATCATGCTGATCTGGGAATGCTCCGTGTCATAGGCCACTGTGACCCAGCGATCGTCAGCATCCATCCAGTCGGCCCCGTTCTCCCGGTCATAAACAACGGCGTACCCAAAGGGCGTGTTGGTCATGCAAACGTAGCCCGCGTCATCGTTGAAGGGCTTCAGCTTTGTCCCGCGCATCCTAGGCTTCCTTGTCTTGAAGGGCCAAGCGGGCGAGTTCGTGGCAGGCATCCACATCACGGCGCTCCGCGGCTTCCATGATGTCCTTCAACACCCGGTGTTGTGATTTCGCGACCTCCAGCAGGGGCTCAAACATCCCGCACATGGCGTGGTATTGCTGCTCCATCGACATCGCGTCCCAAAGGGCATCCGCTTCGGCCATATCAATGACCAGCTTCCCGTCTTTCATTCCAGTGTTCATCTCTGTTGTCCTTTTGTGAAGTAAAAACCGGTATAGATACAGTCCTCCCCATGGGCAACTTAAATAAATACATTTCCATGCAATCCATTACTGTTTATCACTTGAGCATTACTGTGATACCTCTCAGTTATGAGCCACTATTTCCAAGAACTGGTCGATCGGATCGATGCGCGTTTCAGCATTGACACGAAAGACATGAGCATCGGGGATTGGATCTGCGCGAACACCAAACTGCGCGGCCGACCCTTTTCTTTTGACCGGTACCCCTTCCAGAAGGCGATCACGGACGACATGCATCCCAACATGGATGTGGTGAAGCCCTCACAGGTGGGCCTGTCCGAGATTCAGGTCCGCAAGTCCCTTGCGTTCCTCGCGCGGAACCGGGGCACCAGCCTGATCTTCACGATGCCCAACGACGACATGTTCGAACGGATGTCCTCCACCCGGATCCTACCCTTGGCCAAGGAGGAGAAGGCGTTCAACCTGGACACGGCCTCGGGCGAGAAGCCCACCCGGTCCAAGGGCCTGATCCAGATCGGCACCAGCTTCCTCTATGTCACGGGCATGAAAGAGGGGGACGCGACGTCGATCTCGGCCGACGTGGTGTTCAACGACGAAATCGACCTCTCTGACCAGCAGATGCTGGCCCTGTTCAACTCGCGCCTGCAGAACTCCGACTGGAAGATCAACCAGCGCTTCTCCACCCCGACCTTCAAGGGCTTCGGCGTGGACGGCGGCTTTGAACGCTCCGACCAGCACGAGTACCTGTGCAAATGTGACGCCTGCAACCACTGGAACATCCCGCTCTTCAACGAGAAGTTCGTGGACGTCCCGGGCCTGCCCTCGGACCTGACCCTGCGCGAGATCGACGAGAGCATGATCGACAACGGCATGATCAACATCAACGACGGTCAGGTGGTCTGTGAGAAGTGCCGGTCCCCACTGGACCTGTCCCGGACCGAGAACCGGGAGTGGGTGGCGCGGTACGCCTCCCGGACCCACCACCGAGGCTACCGGGTCTCCCCGTTCTCCACCGACCGGATCGGGGTGCCCTATATCATCCAGCAGATGTTCCGGTATCGGCAGCGGGATTACATGCGGGGCTTTGAGAACACCGTGCTGGGACTGGCCGACAAGGCCGGGGCCGCGCGTCTCTCGGAAGCGGAGATCAAAGCCTGCATCACCTCTCAAGTCGAGGAGCCTACCCCGCGCGACAAGACCAAGCCCACATGGATCGGGATCGACGTGGGCCAGACCTGTCACATCATCGTCAGCCAAGGCTATTCCACCGAGGACCAGCAGGCCGTGCTGATCAAGACCGTGCCGGCCGACCTTCTGGTCACAGAGGTAAAGATGATCCTGGACTCCTACAACGTGATCGGCGGGGCCTGCGACCGACACCCCTACACCCCCACCGCCGAGGCCCTGCGGGATGTATCCGATGGCCGGATCCTGCCCGTCGAGTACCGCGGCACGAAAGATTTCAACGCCGTCCGGGACCAGCTGACCAAGGAAGTAACCCATGCGCAGGTCAGTCGGACCGGGGTCATCGACGGAATTGTGAAGATGGTCCGTCATCAGCACATCCGGTTTTCAGGCTATGATAACCACAAGCAGGAGCTCGTGGACCACTTCCAAGACATGGTGCGAGATGAGCAACCGGGGAAGCCTGCAACATGGATCAAGATGACTGGCAATGACCACTTTTTCCACGCCGGGGCCTTTCTCTACGCCGGGATCAAGGTTCAGGAACTGGTTAAGGGTCTGTTCTCGGAAAATCGCTCCACAATCATCCTGACAGGGGTGGAGATGGACACCAACGCCACCTCGCCCTACAAGATCTCCACTGGCAAGAACAGTCAGCGTGTAAGTCTCGGTTTGAAATGACTTCGTAAATCTCTAGTCATTGCAAGTCCTATTCTGGTATGTATTGCGGGATCATTCTTTTTCCGGAAGTACCATGGCCCTGAATCTTGAATCCCTGTTGAAGGTTATTCTACCCAACCGGACCAATCCGAGGGGCACAGCGGTCTCCTCGACCTTTAACCCGTCGAGCTCAGAGAACATCCTGTCGCTGCCGGATTACCGGGACCACCTTCAAGACATCTTCGAAACCCGACAGGCGTCGGACAGCCGCGAACTCATGCGTCGGCTCTTCGTCCAAGACCCGGATGTCTCCGCCGCCGTCAACGCCTTCCTGACCGTCGCCAACACCGAGCCGGTGTTCGTGTGCAAAGACATGGACGGGCTGATCGATCGGGATGCCCAGAAATCTCTGAACGTCCTGATCTCGGCCCTGACCACCCGGTTTGACTATAAGACCGGGTTTGAGCTGAAGCCGTCGCTCCGCGCGATCAGCGAAAACATGCGCTACATGATCCTGCTGCGCGGGGCCTGTGCCGCAGAGCTGGTCCTGAACAAGCAGAAGCTGCCCTATCAGATCCGGATCGTAGACACCGCCACGCTGGAATGGTTCGAAAAAGAGAACTCCGTCTTCAAGCCCCAGCAGAATCCGACCAACTCGTCCGAGAAGGTTGATCTGGATGTGGCCACGTTCTTCATCTCGTTCTTCCGGCGGGATCCGACATCGATCTATTCGAACTCCCCCTTCGTCAGCTCCATCAACACGGTCGCGGCCCGCCAACAGGTGGTCAACGACCTGTACCGGATCATGCGCTTCACCGGGTACCCTCGGATCGAGGTGACGGTCCTCGAAGAAGTGCTGATGAAGAACATCCCGGCAGCGGTCGCGGCCGACCCCAGCCAGAAATCATCCTGGGTCGCGACCCAGATCCAGAACCTCACCACCCAGCTGTCAGACCTGCGCCCGGAACAGGCCTTTGTGCACACCGATGCACTGGAGGCCAAAATCCTCAACGAGAAGAACCCTTCTTCCGGGATCGACGTCACCAGCATCATCGGGGCCCTGAACGCTCAGAACCAAGCGGCCCTGCGCACCATGTCCACCATCTTGGGCCGGGGCGAGAGTGGGGTGAACACCGCAAGTGTCGAGGCCCGCCTCTTCACCATGAACGCGGAAGAGATCAACGAACCGGTGGGAGAGCTCTTCTCCCAGATGCTCACCATGGGCATCCGCATGCTGGGCCACGAAGAGATCACCGTCAGCTGCACCTTCCGGCCGGCAGAGATGCGCCCGACCACGGAGCTCGAGGCCCAATACGCCATGCGACAGGCCCGCCTGCTGGCGGATCTGTCCCGGGGCATCATCTCGGACGACGAGTATCACCTCGAGATGTATGGCCGGATCCGGCCTGACAACGCCCCGGAGCTGTCGGGGACCAATTTCCTAGACCCTGTCCAAGCCCCCGATGCCGAAGGCACCCAGCCTTCAGCCCTCGAGAAGTCCGCCACCCCTGAGGGGGGCAAACCCGCCGGTAATGGAAACCAAGTGGAGAAGTAGGATGTGGATTCTTGAGCTGACCGTGTGTTTCTCTTTGCTGGGCCAACCGGCCGAGTGCCACCGTCTGATCACGGTCCCTGTCGAGACCCGTAAGGAATGCGGAGAGATGGGAAAACAGACCCTCAAAGACCTGGAGATCTTCGCATCCAACTTTGAGGTCACGATCAAATATCAGGACGTCAACTGTATCGAGGGCAAGGATGCCTAAATTCGTTCAAGTAATGCTTTGACTTGCACACGTCAGAACCTGTATTTTTCAAGTCAACCAAAGTAAATGGATGAACCACGACAATGCCTGAGGTAGCACAACTTTCCGAGCATCGCCAGAAGCGCAAGCAACTGGACGTTACGGATGCGATGCTGGAGCAGATCAATTTCGTCACGGACACAGACGTCTCCGCTGATGACATCGTCGTGTTTGAGGCCACCGCCCTGAACACCTTGCCTCTGAGCAAGGCCGGGTCGATCTTTGAGAACGCCCGGGCCACGCGCAGCACCCTGTCGGCCATGGCCACCAGCGTGAATGACAAGAACGAGGCCGTGCCGATCCATACCCTGCACCTGCAGGGGGATGAATTGCCGGTGGGTAAAGTGTTCCACGCCTATGTCGATGACATGGTGGACGGCAACTCTGAACTCCGTGCCCAGTTCTTCCTGCCCCGATCTGAGGCGGCTCTGATTGAGCGCATCAATCTAGGAATCCTCGACGAGGTGTCCGTCGGCCTGAAGTCAGAGCAGCTGCTCTGCTCCAAGTGCGGCTTCGACTATTTCGCAGAAGACACAGATTTTATGCACATGTGGGATCGTACTTGCGAAAACGATCACACCATTGGCGTCGATGGCACCCATGCCGTCCTGTCCGGACTGGACAAGTGGATGGAGCTGTCGCTCGTATCCCGGGGCGCAGCCACCAACGCGAAGATCCATGGTCGGGCCCGTAAGGTCATGCCCCAAGAGCAACAAGATCGTCTGGCAGCAAATGGCTTCTCGCCTGATGCCGTGACGCTCTTTGCATCCCCCACCACAATGAAAGAGGAAGTCAAGATGACGAAAAAACCGGAGGTCACACTTGAGACCCCTGCGGCCTCCACGGCAGAGTTTGATGCCCAGGTCGCTTTCGAAGGTCTGAACGCCAGTATCCAAGAACTGGTCACAGCCCTGACACCCACCGAAGTGCCAGCTGAGACCGTGGAGGCAGACTCAACTGCTGAAGCTCTCACAGAGCTGGCCGCTACGGTCGAAACGCTGAAGGCCTCGATTGAAGAGCTGAAGACCGCTCCGAAGCCAACCGCATCCACCGCTGATCTGCAGGCCGAAACGCCCGCCGGTGGGCTCTCTGCCTCGGCAGTCACAGATGCGGACAAGAGCCCAAAAAGCTCAAACTTCGCCTCATTCAAATCCCGCAAATAAGAAAGGATCAACATCATGTCAGTTATTGGTGAAGGCATTTCCCACCGCGGTCTCGTCTCTGAAGACTTCCATTTCCCCTTCTACGTTACAGGTACAGTTACCTCCGCAGACATTGGCAAAGCGGTCACGCTTGACTCCGCCAACACCCGCGCAGTCAAACTTGCCGGTGATGGCGACCGGGTCATCGGTTCTCTTGTGAGCTACGAAGACCGTGTTGTTGAAGGCACAAAAGTAGGCACCGTAGCCCTCAAAGGCGGCTTCCGCTTCCAAAAGGCTGCAGGTACCGACGCAATCGTCGTTGGCGACACAGTGGTTGGCTCCGCCACCGCAGGTGAAGTCGGCCCTCGTCGCAACGTGGGCGACACCGCAAATGAACCCGATCTCTCGGCCAATATCGTGACAGCGGTATCCGGCTCAGACATCGAAGTTCTGATTCTGTAAGGAGAACAATGATGAAAGATCTTACCGATCTGAAGCGCCGCCCGGTCGAACAAGTGATCGCAGGCCTCAAAGATGAGAGCAAGGGTGCCTCAACCGAAGCCGGCAGCAACTTGGTTGCTCAAGCGAAAGACTACGGTCTGAGCCTGCGTGACTATCTGAGCCTTGCGGTTGATACCCGCTCTGGCGAGTTTGCCGAGCAGGCACAAAAAGCGGGCCTGAGTGGTTATGAACTCTCCGTCGCCGCGCTGGGTCTGCCCTCACGCAATGACTTCAACGAAGGTGTTCTGCTGCAGGCGTCCTCCGAGAGCTTCCAGAAGTTCCCGGGCACACGTGCGATGTTCCCTGAAGTCATCGACGACATGCTGCGCTGGAAGGACCGTCAGGATACGCTGGAAACAGTGGCTCCCTTGCTGTCCCAAACACGCACCATCTCAGGCACTGAGCTTTTGTCGACGGTTGTCGATGATGACAGTTCCGAGCGTGGGACGCAAACCGTTCCTGAACTGGCGAACATTCCTGTCCGCACCATTCGTACCAGCCAACAGTCTGTCCAGATGTTCAAGCATGGTTCGGCGTATCGTACATCCTACGAGTTCAACCGTCGCGCTTCCCTTGACATCCTGACACCTTACGCTGCCCGTGTGGCCCGCGAACTGGAAATCGGCAAAGTTGGGGCCGCGACAAGCGTTCTCATCAATGGCGATGGCGTCAATGCGGCGGCGACCGTTGAAGCGATCACCACACATGGTGGTACGATCAACGATCTGTCGGTCAACTACAAAGCACTGGCGAAGTTCTTGATGAAGATGGCCAAGGACGGTGTTCCTGCTGACGTGATCGTAGGCAACTACGATATGTTTGTGGACCTGCTGTTCATGTTCATGCCAACTCTGGCATCGGACAAAGTTGAAGCGCGTGAAATGGCGATGGCCGGTGCCCCAGGTGTCAACCTGTCCCTGCCGATCATGAACAACGCGGTGAGCTTTGTTCTGTCCAGCGGCATGCCAGCTGGCCAGCTGATGGCGTTCAACCGTGGCGAGACATTGGAAGAGCTGGTGGAAGCCGGTTCGATCATCTCTGAGTCCGAGAACGCGATCCGTAACCAGTCGATCACCTATGTCCGCACGGAGACCTCTGGTTACCGTCTGGCATTCGGTGACACTCGTCGGATCCTGGACACCACAGCGTAAGCTGCGGTCGTTTACATCGGGCCCGCTCCCCTAGGGTGGGCGGGCCCTTTTTCATTGGAGAACAATATGAAGACCATCGTTAAAACCACCGGGGCTTTTATGCTCAGCGATCGGTACACCGGAGATCAGGTCAATCCCTTCCGGCCCAGTGTGGTGAGCAACTCCCCGTTCATTGAACAGCGGATTGCGGCCGGCCAGCTGAAAGTTCTTGAGGGCAATCTCCCTCTGACAGCGACCGACGCGGACTTTGCTGAGTTCTGGAAAGAGAACAAGGAGAGCGCCGTCGATGCCTTCCTCTCGACCCTGTCCGAACCTGAGCCCAAGCCCAAGCCCGCGCCAGCCTCCAAGCCTGAGCCCGCGCCCGCGCCAGCCTCCACGCCCAAGAAGACCAAGGGTCAATCCAAGAACTAAGGGATAGCACATGTGGCATCTAGCTGATCAAGACACGTCCCTTCTGATCGATTATATGGTGGACGGTGAATTCATCGTCCCCACCACTGCCACATACCGGGTCCTGACCTCGGCCGGCACAGTGGTGGTCAGCGGATCGATGCCCTCTCTGGCCAGCACTGAGCTGATCACGATCCCGGCGGTCTACAACAGTCTGACCGGGGACGCCGAATACGAAGACCGGTTCTTCGAACTGGACTTCTACCACAACTCAAAGCCTCACCGAAAACTGATCCCCTATCACCTCGTGGAGTTCCTGCCCCTCACGGCGACCCCGGCCGACGTCCGGTCAGCGCTGGGATTGGACGTTCAGGAGCTGCCCGATCAGGATGTGGATCTGATCCGGTCGTATTTCGCTCTCCGCTGGCAGAACGGGGACGTGTTCAAGACAGCACTCCTGTCCGGAGGCCAGCAGGGGGCCGCGACCAATGAGGCCGTGATGCTCAAGGCCGCGCTCACCATCTGTGACTCGATCTCCATGCGGGCGCTCATCGTGGTCCGCGCCGAAGACAGTCAGGTCCAGCGCAGCACCAAGATTGACTTCAACCAACTGGCCAACCGCATCAGCCAGAGACTGGCCACAGCCCTCGACACCGTCACACAGACGGCGGTCGTGATCCCGACGCTGTTCGCCCTGTCCTCCCCAGATGACCCGTTCACAGGATGATGTCCCCGCGCCTCTCCTCGCTGTTCCGGAGTTCCACCGGGATCAAGTTTCATGGGATCCTGTCGGATCCTGAGGACCGTTTTGAAGGTGATGAAATGCGGGCCCGCCGGATGCTCCGTGTGGATCCCCAGGTCAAGATCGAGACCGGTGCCATCGTCCGGGGGGATGGTGGGGAATATCTGCTCTTTGAACATTCCGCCCGCACAGATGAACGCCGCTTCCTTGCATTCATGATCACCCACCGTCTCCCGCTGATGCGCGACGAGAAGGTGGTCGACGTGGTGACCGGGATGGACCGAGACTTCACCGCCAAGCTGCTGGATCCGGCCCTCCCCTGTTCGGTGGAACCCCGCGGGGATGTGGCCGATCAGAAGATGGAGCGGATCCGTTTCATCATTCGGGCCCCCACCGTCATCCGCCCGGGCGACCGCCTTGGGGAATACACCATCCGAACCAGTAAACCGATCGGGGATGCATCCATTCTGGAGGCCAACTGATGACCAAACAGGCGGATGAGATCACGCTAGAAATCGGCCGGGTTCTCTACGATGAGTTCTCTTCCAAATTCTTCAAGACGGTTCTGCGTGAAAAGAAATCGATCGAGGAGAAGCTGGAAGACCGTTTTGCGCTGTTCTTTGAAGCCATGGCCATGCTCACCGGGGGCCAATCCACCCCGGGAGTGCTGGTGGCACAAGGGGTTCGGTGGGCTCCCAACACCGAAAAGTGGCGTTATCAGAAGTCCAAGACCCGCAACAATACCAACAACAACTTCTATCAGGGCATCACCTCCTCGGGGGATTCCTTCCGGGACGAGATCGCGGGCACAGATCCCGTCACCGCGTATGGACGTCCGAAGATCAAGATCGGATCTGTGCGGGGGGATATTGCCGGATCGAAGAAAGGTCTTGCTCGAATTAATCTCACCGGAAACATCCTCCAACTGGACGGCAAGTTCGCGTCGATCGATCAGGTGTTCAACGCCACCCTCGGGCTGGATCTCTTCAGCAAGGTCAAGAACCAGCATGACCTCCTGGATCCGTTCGATGGTCGGGTCAGGCATATCCTGAGCCACAACGAGGGGTTTGGGTCTGGGCCGAAGACCCGCCGGCCGTTCCTCGTCCCCTTCGCCCAGTACTATTCTGAGGTCGTCATGCTCAATGAGTTCAAGAAAGCAGCCACATGAAAAATCCATACCGCGACATCTCCGCAGCGATCCTCCGCTTTGCCAGTGACTTCGCTTCACAACATGGCCTCACCGCGTTGAACCTCGACGCCCACGCGGACCCAGAGTCATGGCCAGAGGGGGACTTCATTGGCCCCAGCGACGTGATGATAGATTTCCGGGAGGGGGAGATCAAAGTGACACTGGCTTTCGTGGTCTCCACACGATCGGACACCAACCTTCACCGCATGGATGAGATCGTCAACAATCTGATCAATGAGCTGGAATTGGGGAGCCGCATACTGGTGCGGGACGCCGTCCTTGGAACCCCGAAAGGGTTCCTGATCACCCACATGGGGATCCGGGCCGGGAGTGTCTTGAACACTGAAACCCAGCCCGCAAAACCGGTGTTCGTCAACCTGATTTCAGACTTGGCGCTTTTGCGGAGCTAAGAACCAAGTCGCTTTGAACCGAGGCGTCGATGCCCCGTTCGATCAGGACGGTGGCCTCAGCGTTCCATGAACGGGAGTTCACCTCGGCCCGGGCTTGGATCTGCTGGTACAGGTCCGGGCGCATGCGCAGGGAGAGCGCCTTGAAGTTTGTCTGCTTGGCCATGATAGCCTCCTAAAATAGTGGTCCTGAAGTAGTCATACCCCCTTGACTTAATTTAACCAAATAAAACCTTAGATCCATTGTGGTGCGTCCAGTATAGTTCAAACACAGAATATTGAACCAAAACTTAGGAGAAACACCAATGGCTGGTGAAGCAAAGACCACAGACTTTATGCTAGGGACCGCGACCGTGATGTTTGGTCCTACAGCTGATGTATTCGACCTGACCCCCGCAGAGCATGGCGTCGGTCTGACAAAGAACGTCTCCGTGACCACGGAGCCAAGTTTCACTGACCTGACCCAGGGTGTGAAGAACACCAACGTCTATTCCGTTATGACAGGCAACTCGGTCCGCGCGGCGATGGAAGTCTATGAATATACAGCTGCGAACATGCTGTACGCTCAGGGCTTGGATGGTTCCGCGCACGTGATCCCAACGGGGACCTCGACACTGGCGACACCAGTGGTCGCATTGGATACCACAATTGACGTGGAAACAGGCGACGGCGCAAACTTCACTGCCGGCGATTACGTCATCATCCAAAGCGGTGCCAAGGACAAAAACTACGTCCGCAAGATTGTCTCCATCGCGACGGACGTCATCACCGTTGACAGCGCTCTGCCCGATGTCATCGCTGCTGGTGAGACGGTCAAGGCTGCATCAGTGGTTGGTCTGGGTGACAAGTCAGTCATGCCGTTCCTCGGCTGTAAGATCGTTGGTCTGACGGCGGATGAAGATCCGATGACCCTGATCTTCCCGAAGGTCCGCATCACGGCTGGTTTCAACATCCAATTCTCAACGGATGACTTCCAGAACATGCCTTACGAACTGACCATGTATGATCTGGTGACTTCGGATCCGCTGTACAGCACCTTCAACGGTCTGACCGGCATGGCAATGGTCTAAAATCGTTCAAAATAAACCTTGAATGGAGTCCCCCCACCTCGGTAGAGATGGGGGGACTTTTACTTTGAGGAACCAAGTAATCATGGAACATACGTTTGAATTGACTGTAAACGGAGAGCCCAAGAAGGTGACCATGTTCTATGGCCTTCTGGACCTGATCTGCAAAATCTGCGGCGACATGGAAGGCGTTTTCTTCCTGGGTGTAGATCACTCGCTGCGTGAAGAGGCCCTCATCGCTCTGCTGTCAGAGCGGGATCAAACGGGTAAAATCACCACCCAGTTCAACGCCTTCTCCAGCGAAGCCTCCCCGGACGACATCAACGCCTTACTGGCTTGGGCGGGGGACCACGCTCTGGATTTTTTCGTCAAGTCAGCGGAGAAAGCGAAAGCGTCGGGGTCGAGGGTCGAACCGCGTCTGACGGCCCTTCAGCCTACCTAGATTGGTGGCAAGCTCTCACCTTTGAAGAAGTGGCCTGTCTGGTGTTCCAGCGGGTCCCTTCAAATCTGTCTGAAGTGTTCTGGCTATATACACTGGCAGATATTAAGATGTCCTTGAAACTTTACTTGGGTCAGGAGCAGTCACGCGCTGTTCAGTACTACGAATCTCTTCTCGAGGTTGCCGGCCATATCTTCGGATCAAAGAAATCCTCGGGCGGTACACAGTCTGTATCAACCGAGAACCGGAAGACAGCCAGCACCACGAAAGAGATCATGGCCGGTATGACGGAGATCTTTGGTGGCAGGTAATAAAAATCTAGTTGACGTCCGGACCACAGCTGGGACCAAAAAGGACATCAAACAGCTCCAGAAGGATCTGGAAGCCGCAGCCAACAGCATCAACATGCTGGTCAAGGGCTATCAGAACCTCGCCACGGTAAAGATGGCCCAGAGCACCAAAGCCGCGGCTGGAAATGCCTTGGGTCTTGGGAGCTTCAACAGTGGGGTGGGGTACCGTGAGCGCCAGCGGGCGGCGGATACTGCCAAACTGGGCACGGCCACCGGACAGGTGGCAGACCAGCAGAAGCGTCTGGTTCAAGAACTGAACAAAGAGCAGCGCACCCGTGAAGGGATTGCTAAGATCCAGCAGGCGTCCAAACTGGATGCTGTCCGGGCGCTCAAAGATGTTCAGAAGATGACCCAGGCACAGGATGTGTTGGGCACAAAAGAGCTGGCCCGATTGAAGAATGCTCAGGCCCGCAATCAGCTCGAAACAGATATGGCCCGCAGGGACGTGCGTCGGGTTGCCCTCCGGGGAGGGGGTCTTGACGCAGACCAAAAAAACCAACTGCTCACTGAACGGAATGCCCTGACCAAGAGTATCGCGACCGGCCGTCAGACCGTTCGTCAATCAGAGAAGTTGGAGCAAGCTGCAGATCGCCAACTGGCCTCTATCCAGAGGGCGACAGAGGCCAAGGCGGAGCAGGTCCGGTTCGACAAAGAGAGCGCCCGCCTGCAGAACCAGTCACTGTCTGCACGGCGCAACGCCAACCGTGAGCGGATCCAAGGGGCCCAAGCTGAATCTCTGAACCTCCAGAAGAGCCTCCGCTCTGTCGGACAGATCAAGGACATCGGAGCTCTCCGGGCCGTACAGGAACGGGCACTGACCCGATTGGGGCTGGAGCAGGGCCGGGGCAACATCGAGGCTGTGCGTCAGGCCCAGAAGCTGAACAGCCTGATCGAACAACGGCTGCGCATGCGGAAGCAAGAGATTGCGGCAGAGAAGGCCCGTCCCAAAGGGATGACAGCCGAGCAGATCGCTGTCGGCCGGGACAACAAGCGCCGGGGTCTCCTCGGGGACAGCGGGGCCAGCCTCTTTGTCATCCAAGCGGGCCTGATGGCGAACTACGCCCTCATGAACCAGCTGCAGACTGGGGTCCAAGCGGCGATCGGGTTTACCGTGAACCTCGATACGGCGATGCGGAACCTGCAGGCGATCGTGCGGATCACCGACACCGATTTGGGCGTCCTCAAGGACAGCCTGATTGGCATTTCGGAAGAGACCAAGTTCACCGCGGTTGAAGTAGCCAACGCGGCCGTCACCCTTGGACAGGCCGGTTTCTCTACCACCGAGATCCAAGACTCCATCCGAGCAGTGTCCCTGCTGGCCACGGCCACCGGGACCGAGCTGGACCGGGCCGTCGACATCGCCACGTCGACCATCGGTGTGTTCAACATGGAGTCCTCACAGATGGCCGAGGTGGCCAACGTCCTCACAGAGGCGGTGAACACTTCCAAGCTGAACATCGAGAAGCTCACACTGGGTCTCCAGTATTCTGGTAACATCGCGGCCCAGTCCGGGGTCAGCTTCAAAGAGCTGACATCGGCCCTCGGCGCGATGGCCAACGCTGGTATCCGATCCGGCTCCACCCTCGGTACAGGCATGCGCCAGATCCTGATCGCGCTGCAGAAACCGTCGAAGGAATTTAGTGAAACCCTCGACCGTCTCGGCCTGACCATGGACGATGTGAACCTCGAGACCAAAGGTCTCTATGGGGCCCTGAAGAACCTGAAAGACGCGGGCTTCAGCTCCGCTGATGCCATCAAGGCCTTTGAAGTACGCGCGGCCTCGGCCTACAACGCTCTGTCGGGCAACCTCGAGCAGATGCTGTCTCTGCAGAACGCGTTCCAGCGGACCTCTGCGGCCATTCGGGCCAACGAGACCCAGATGCGGTCCCTGAGCAACCAAGGAAAGCGCCTGGGTTCGGTCTTGGGATCGGTCGCGGCCGCAGGCTTGGACCCTCTTCTGAAACTGGTCACGGCTGTAACAAAAGCTCTGGCCGATGGTTTTGCGGTGATCCGAAAGTATGAGGGGGCCCTGCAAACGGTGGTCACCGTTTTGGCCTCGGGGGCCGTGGTCGCCGCAGCTGTATACTTTGGCCGGATGGCCATGG